TTTATTCTGAACCACAAAGATAATAATGTTTTTCAAAATAAAAAATAAAATCTTAAATATTTTTTGATTTAATATATTGTGGAATGATTTATTGCAGATTATGTCCAAAACTTTTTTTTGGTTTGCATGAATTTTGCCAAATATTTCATGCAGTTGTCAAGTTTTCCTTGTCAGTTACTTTTATACCTAAAATGGTAACATAAGCACCAAAATCAGCGTTTTTGCACCCTTTAAAGCACATTATTGTGATACAGTCACAAATATTTGAATTATTGCCGCATTTTTGCGGTAAAACCAACTGCAAAAAATAATATTTCAAAGATCTTGGCCGGTAAAAAAATTTTCCGTTGGCGGCGGTGGCGGCGGACTCACCCATACGCTATACCCCTACGCTACTCCCCTATATCTTTATCGCTGAATTTAGACAACAAAGCAGCCGTAAAAATTTTACGAATAACTTTTGACGGCTTACCATTCTGCCTTCCGTCGCGTAACCATTCGCCGCTATCTTCATTAACTTTATGTTCTTTACCTTTTGGCAAATATGATATTGTTCCGTCTTTCCTGAATGTTAAATAGTTTACTTCATCAGTCGTAAGATATTTGAAGCCTATAGCATAATTGAATGACTGAAAATGCGCTAATTTGCGCAATGTGTTTGAAATTTTGCATCCTTCATTTGAATAAATAAAGGACTTGAATGTAGTAGAAAATGTTAATTTGTTTGTCATTGTTAGTAGTTTAAATTGTTAGTTAAAAATATATCCAATAATGTTTGTTATTGCGATTATTGTTAGCGCAATTAATGCAGCCGTTACAAATATTACGGCCTTAATCATTTTTTTGTTGTAGGTTGTTTTTGTCATTTTTTCGTGTGTTAATTAGTGTTAAGTAATTTTGTGAAATCAAAAATAATACATTAAATGATATAAACAAAATTTATTTTAACAATTTGCAAAAATATTTTTTCAGGTTGTTTGTAGTAGATAATTAAACTAATTGAATAAATGTATGATATTGTTAGCGCAATTGTAGAATATTTTTATTAGTGTTTATAGATACTTAAGTAGATGTAGTACATTTTATATTATTTTAAGATAGGGTTAATAAGTAAATATATATAAAGGGTAAAAGAGAGAGAGAGTAAGGAAATATGCCAATATTGAAAAATGTACTACAAAGTATTAAATAGGGTTAATATCATTCATAAGGGTGAACCATTCGTATTGTGCAACAAGACAAACAAACAAAGATGACTTTGAATACTGGATTATTTATTGGCTTAATAATAAGATACCTAATAAGGCTGTAATCCAATACAGTATTGCAATGCAGCGAAATTTACCAACAAAGCGCGGATATATTAAGATATATCCTATTTAACATAATACAAATTATAGGACACAAACGACCTTGATTATCAAGCACTTACATAAAGTACTAATACAATATATATAAATGCTGGGCAATTTGCCCCACCGCCACAGAGAGCTACCTCCTCGCCAAATATTTTGTCTTGAAAACCTTTATTATATTTTATTATAATATGTAAGTAGTCACCGTATTGTTTTTACCTTTTTGTAAATAGGTTACAATATCAGTATGTTTCTATAAATTTTTTGTTTTTAAAATAGTTTTGTTAATTTTACCACAAAGAGTATAACAAATGCCGTATATCAAGAAGAAAAAGCTAACGCACGAGGAAGTTATTCAGATGACTTCATTGGATGCCATCACCGAAAGGTATGGTAGTTTGAAGGAAGGATTCATTGCTTTACTGGAAAGTAAGGAAGCACCACTTATACGATTTGTTTTTGAACACGCTATTGGTAAGCCAAAGGAAAAGTCAAATAACGAATCTAATAAACAGATTCAGCAAGTGCAAGTTATTCAGCTTCCGCACAACAATAGGGATAACCAATTAGGTAATAATAATATTACTTTTGATATTCCAGTTGAGCATCAACAAGAGTTATTACAAAATACAGATAATGGCGAAGAGGATTAAGAAGCAACCGGAATCTGATGGTAAGGTTGAATTTATTAAGCCGCAAGTTGGTTACCAAGAGATAGCGTTAAGTAGTCAAGCTGATATTGTTATCGGTGGTGCTGCCGCTTTCGTTGGTAAAACCTTTGCGCTGCTTCTTGAGCCACTTCGCCATACATCAATTTCGGAGTTTGGTGGTGTGATATTTAGAAGAACGAGTGTTCAAATTAGAAATGAGGGTGGATTATGGGATACAAGTATGAAGTTGTACCCATTATTAAAGGCAGAGCCAAGAGAATCATCATTGGACTGGCAATTTCCATCAGGATCAAAGATTAGTTTTAGGCATTTGGAGTATGAAAAGAATAAATATGACTGGCAAGGTTCACAGATTACATTTTTGGGATTTGATGAGTTGACGCATTTTACGGAAAGTATGTTTTTTTATTTGTTGTCAAGAAATAGGTCTAATTGTGGTGTGAAACCTTATGTTAGGGCAACTTGCAATCCTGATCCTGAGAGTTGGGTGTATAAAATGATTGAGTGGTGGATTGATAAAGAAACTGGTTATCCTATTTTGGAAAGAAGGGGTGTGCTGCGTTATTTCATTAAATATGGCGAGAGTTACATTTGGGGTGATAGTTACGATGAGGTAAGAGATAAGGCTTGGCATATAATTCAGCCATTGATAGAACAGTCTGGGTTGGAGGCGAAGGACTTTATTAAGAGTTTAACTTTTGTAAGTGGTTCAATTTATGATAACAAGGCTGGTTTGAAGGTTGATCCGAGTTATCCGGGTAATTTGTTAAGTCAGGATGATGAAACTCGTAGGCAGTTGATGGAGGGGCAATGGAAGATAAGTGCTTCACCAAATGATATTTTTGATCATTCTGCTTTTATGAGAGTTTTTGAGGATGAGAACGAGGTGATGAGAAAAGGAAAGTATATAACTGCCGATATTGCGATGAAGGGTAGCAATAAATTGGTTGTGGGATATTGGGAAGGTTTTGAGTTGATGGATATAGAAATAATGGACAAGAGTGATGGTATGCAAGTAATTCAGCTTATTAATAAAGTTGCACAGAAATATAATGTAGAAAATCGTTACATTTGTTATGACAGCGATGGTGTGGGTTCATTCGTGGATGGGTTTGTGAAGGGTGCGTTGCCATTTAATGGTGGTGCGCCGGCAATGAAAACGAGTGATTCAACAAGTGGCAAGTTTATCAAAGAGAATTATTTCAATTTGAAAACACAATGTTATTATCGTTTGGGAGATAGAGTTAATAAAGGTGAGATAAAAATCAATGAGAGAGTGTCAAGCAAAATGTACGACAACTCAATGACTATAAGGCAAAGATTTCTGTTTGAGAGGAAGGCTATTAAGAGAGATAGGATGGATTACGATGGTAAGTTAAAAATAATATCAAAGGATATTATGAAAACAAAATTAAGTGGTGATTCTCCTGACTTGATGGATATGTTGATGATGAGGGAAATATTTGAATTAAAACCAAAAATAGTATTTGCTTATGCGGATGATTGACAAATTATTCGGTGTTCCGAAGATTGTAAATAACTTACAAAAAGAAGTAAAAGAATTAAGAAGGATGCAGTTTGGAATGCAGATAAATGCTTCCACAGCAATTTTTCCTACTTATCAAGTTTTAGAGAATGTAGATAATTACACAACTGTTGATGATGTTTATTCCATCATCAGTATGCTTGCTGAAACTGCTGCGAGGATTCCAATGTATGGATATGAGATTGTGAACGAATTGAGTATGAAAAACTACAAGAAGTTCGGACAATTACAAATACAAGGTAAATATCATCAGCGAAAAGCGATGCAAGATTTACAAGATACTGATCCATTTGTTGAGTTCATCAATTCAATCAGTTACGAGGAAAGAATAAAGTATTATTCAATTCTTTACATTACTGGTGAATTGTTTTTATATAAAAACATTTTGGAGTTTGGTCCAAATGCTGGAAAAGTAAGTTTGCATACTTTGAATAATCAAAATGTTCAAGTTATCATTTCTGAAGATTTCCCACAAAGAGTTTTGGGATATAAATATTTTGATGTTGGATTTGATGGAGTATTTTCACCTGAAGAAGTGTTGCACATAAAATATTTTAATCCACAATACACAAATGGTCAAAACTTTAGAGGATTAAGTCCACTAACGGTGTTGAGTAAGAGAATGACAAGATTAAACGCTGGAATGGATGCTTCTGTAGCGCAAGTACAGAATGGTGGTGTTCCGGGAATTGTTTATGAGAAGAGTGATGCAGCGATTGAAACATTAGGACAAAGAAAGAATGACTTCGCTAAATACTTAAAAGGTTCAAGCAATAAAGGTGCGCCATATTTTGCTGCTGGAGAGATGGGTTACATTGAACTTGGATTGTCGCTTGCTGATATGGATGTGTTGGAATTACAGAGCATAGATTTTACAAAGCTTTGTAATGCTTATAAGATTCCTGAAGTATTGTTGAACAATCACAAGGCTTCAACAGACAACAATGTGAGTTGGGCAGAAAAAAGATTGTACACTAACAGTATTCTTCCAAACATATATTTGCTTCGTGATGCTTTGGTTAGCCAAATTGCGCCATTATATGGCACAGATAAAAAGAGAACCATTGAGATTGACTTGAGTGAGATTCCATCGCTTCACGAGGATTTAAAACAGCAAGCAGAGGCATTGGATAGAATGTGGTGGGTTACTCCAAATGAGAAAAGGGATATTATGCAGTTTGAAGAGATTCCTGATCCATTGATGGACCAAATATTAATTGATTCAGGTAAGATGTTATTAACTGATTTAACTGGAGTACCTGATTTGCCAGCACCATTAGATTAATATGGAAAATAAAAGCACACAAGAGATAGTAAGCATTATTGAGAAGAAGATAATGTTTACTATTTTAGAACATTTTCCACAACCAAGTTGTAAATTAAAAAAGCAACAAAATGATTGGAAGATAGAATTAGTTTACAGACAACTTCGTGATAATCTAACGAATAAGATTAGAAAATGACTTCATCAGAACAAAATGCTTTTTGGAATAAATGGAATAGGTTTCAGAAGAAGCAAGAGGCGAAGTACACTCCAAAATTTACTGCTGCTTTACAGATTCAAGCCAAATCATTTATCAAAAATCAAGATATTAATGCAATACCATCATTTCCAATTTATGAGGTACTTGTTCAGCTATATAAAAGCGTTGGTATTGAATGGGCAAAGACAACAAGACAATCAATAAGAAAAGCTGATGGTTTAATGGGATTTAATGAAACTATTTTGCGTTTAATGAACGAATACTTTGGTATTGATTTATTGAATTATGCAGAATGGATGACACAATACAGCAGAGAAGTAATTTCAGGAATTTTAATTCGTGGCAATGAGCAACAAATGTCACCATTAGAGATTGCTGATATGATTGCCACTCATCCTGAATTTAATAGAATGAGGGCAATGAGAATTGCAAGAACTGAAACTGTTACTGCTGCAAATGCTGCTGGACAAATCTATGCTAATACATCAGGTATGGAGATGAATAAAACTTGGATAGCAGTTAAAGATAAAAGAACAAGACACGATCATAGTGCTGTTGATGGAACAACAATTGACATCAATTTACCTTTTAATGTTGGTTCAGCATTAATGATGCATCCCGGTGCAAGAACTCAACCAAATGGATTGGAAGTACCAGCAAAAGAAATTGTGAATTGCAGATGTACAGTTGGTTATGTTGCT